CGTCGAGCGCGATTATCTCAACAGTGCTTAGGTTGTAGTTGTAGACGAGGTTGATGTCGGCGATACGACCTACGAACAAGTCGGTCGTACCTGAGCGGACGGTGACTTTCCGTCGTGGTGTCACTCCAGACCTGTTAGCAGTCGGATCCCAGTAAGGGCTGGATTCGTTGATCGGATCGAACCGTCTATCGTTGTTGTTCAGGATGATCGTAGTGCGACCAGCCGAGAACTCATCTAACTGCGACGACCGACCACGCGTGATGTTGATCTGCTGAATGTACGGTGATACGTCGTCGCCGAGCAGCGTACCGTCGAGCCGTCCCTCGCCGTCGAGCACACCGAGCACTGGATCGTTTAGTGTGAACTTGTTGACTGGGAAGCCCAGTTCCATGAGTACGGTGATCTGTTCACCAGATACCAGCGTGCTAGGCATGGTTACACCGCGACAGCGTAACGTGTGGTGATCGGTACGTAGCCGTTAGCGCGTTCGTATGAACGCAGGTTGTCGACGATCACCTGAGCGAGTTCGTTAGCGTCAGCGCCCATGCCTGCAGTGATGTTGTTGTTGATGATCGTCTGCCCACCGAAAAAGTCAGGTACGGTTGTTGCGATCGGTTCAAACCCAGCCGCGAACGTGTCGGTAACTACACCGGTAGCAGCGTTGAAACTGTTGGTCGCACGTCGCACTGCTGCACTGCCGACTTCGTTACCCACTGTGAGCAGTTTCTCTTTCGCTTCGCGCAGCGCGTCGGTCGCGTCGCGTTCTTTCTCCAATGCGTCGCGCACTGCTTTGCTAGCATCAACTTCATCATCTTTGGCATCGGTTAGTTTCTTGAGCGCTTCCTCGTACCGCTCGCTTCCTTCTTTCGCACCTTCAACGATCTCGGTGTAGATGAACTCAGCAGCGGCGAGATCAGCAGTCGCCTCAGTTTGGGCGTCAACAGCGTCAGCAACAGCGATCTTAGCGCGTGACAGATCACGTTCAGCGTCGGCGATCTCCTCAGGTGTAGCCGCCAAAGAACGTTGCTCATCTAGACGCCGCTCGGCTTCGCGCACTGCAAGCACCGAATCGACGACATCGAGTTTCGATTCAGCCAACCGGATCTCAGCCTCACGGATCGCCTGCGCAGACGCATTAGGATCAAGTCGGATAGCGGCAAGTTCTTGCTCAGCCTCAGCCACCGCAAAGTTCGCCTGCTCGACGTCGTACTTACGACGCTCCAGGCTACGCTCGGCTTCAGCCACCGACTCAGGGTCGGCTGTCTTGGCACGCAACTCAGCCAGTCGACGCTCAGCGTCGGCAACTCCACGCACCGCATCATCGAGGGAGATATTCGCGTCGCGCAGTCGCTTCTGCGCAGACGTGACATCGCGCATCGCATCGAGCGCTTCCTTACTGTCACGTGCATAGCCACGTGTCACTCGGTTGAAGTGCTCTTGTGCAGCAGCCACCGAATCGGTAGCCTGCTTCAGGTTGAGCCGTGCCTTTGTCGTACCTTCCATCGCGTCACGCACAGAACGCTCAGCGTTGCGCTGTCCCTTCAGCGCGTCGGTGTACTCTTTGATCTTTTCTTTCGCCGATTTGATAGCAGCACCGCCACCGGTCGGCAGTGTTGGTGGTGTCGGTCCAACTTCACCACTGGAGATAGCGCGACGGTCCTCGTTGCGGATCTGCTGCAACATCGACACGGTTTCACCAAGACTGCGGTTCGCCTTCTTAGCCGAATCGCCGATACGACCGAACGACACTTCAGCGATAGGACCGATGTTACCGACGTTGATGCCGATCGCACGAAAGATGCCGTTGAAAACGTTCCCCCAGTGAATAAACGAGTTGATCACGCCGATGACAGCGTTGATCAACATCTCAAGCCCAGCGAGCGCAGCGTTCACCATCGTGTGTACGACCTGGCGCACACCATCAAAACGCAGATAGAGACCGACCAGCGCAGCACCGAGTGCGATCACCGCCGCGACGATGATACCGATCGGGTTAGCGAATAGCGCAACGTTGAACAGCGTCTGTGCTGCTGCTGCTGCGATAGCGATACCGCGCAACGCGAGGAACGCGCTACCGAGCGCGATCAGGAAGTCGACCATCTTGTTGCCAGATGATGTGATGTCGAGGAACGCACCGCCAAGCACCTTCAGCCCAGCACCGAGACCGTCCTTGCCGACCACATCTGAAAACTCGCGGAACCGTGGCAACACCTGGTCATTGATAAAACTGAGCACCGTCTTATAGATGGGCAGCAACGCCGTACCGAGTTCCGCACGCACATCAGCGAACTGCGCAGCGAGGATACGCTGTTGGTTAGCGACGCCGTCGCTCGTCCTGGCAAAGTCACCTTGTGCGAGCGTCGTGTCTTTCATGATCAACGCGTACGCTGCCTGCGCTTTAGCCGCGACGTCGAGTTGTCCCTTGCCGTTGTAAAGACCGAGGTTGAGCGCTTCCTGCTTCAACCGGACGTCATTTAGCGCGACACCGAAACGCTTCAGCGGCTCAGTCTCACCAGACAAACCAGAACGCAACGCGATGAGCGCGTCATCGATGGTGCTGTTGTTGAACGACGCTAGATCTGCAGCCAACTGTACCAGCGTCGTCGACATCTCTTGTGACTGTTGCCTGCCGACGCCGAACGCCTGGAACAGGTTACCGTACGTACCTGCAGCCTCCAGTGCCGCCTGTCGTGAGATACCAATACTCGTTGCTGCTTGTGATGCGAACGCCTCAACTGCACCAGCGGACTCGCCGAACACGACGTTCACCTTGGAGATGGATTCCTCTAGGGACGACGCTGCCTGCACGAGGTTGTAACCGACCACACCGGCAGCGCCTGCTGCGATAGCACCGAACTTGACTAGGCTCTTGCCGAGACCGACTGCTGCTGAATCGAAAGTGCGCAGCCCGTAGGTGGCTTTAGCACCTGCACCTTCAAGTTTCTTGAAGTCGGCGATCGCCTTCTTGATACCCTTGCTGTCGAACTCGGATACTATGTTGACGCCTACAGCCACGCTGCATCACCACCTTTCACGAGTTGATCGACGACTGCACTATCTTATCAGTGATGCGTACCGCTGCAGCGACCACACCTTCCACCTGTGGCTGACGCTTCTCCACCGCTTTATACAGCACGCGTGAGCGTAACTGTCCGACGCGGCTCGTACCTTTTGTCGGCGCGTATGTGTCGAGGTTTTTGATGAACAGGTTATCGGTGCGGCTACCTGCCGAGTCGAATACAGCACCACCGGCAGTCATCTGTTGGATTCGTAGGATCGTGCGCTGTCCTTCAACTACCCTGCCGACGCCGACTTTAGGCTTCACACCGCCACGTACGGCTGCGCTCGGGTAAGTCGGGAACGGCTTTTTCTTACTGCGGCGCTTTTTCGGTGGCGTACCTTTCCAGCGTGTCAACGCTTTATCTGGGAAGTCGCTACCAACTTGAGCAGCCAAACCGGTAGCAGTGTTAGCCATCTTGGTTGTGATCTGCTTGTACATCTGTTTATCATACGAGCGCAGTTCACGCAACGCCTGTGAGATACCATGTACATCAACGCGAACTGTCAACGTCGGAACCGTTTCTGTGCTTTGACTTGTTCACGTGTGCGATGCTGCATGTATTCGATCATAGCCGCCAGCATCTCAGGCGATTCTGCCAGTAGTTGACTCGGTGCGATATGTGTCTCGCACGCGAGAGATGCGATCAGCCAGTGGGCGCTGTTTTGTCCAAAGGGCTATCAGCAGGCTCGTCCTTGACCGCGACCTCATCGATCGACTGGATCCACGTCGGGTCGAACGGCTCGGTCGTCTTGCCGATGCGCTTCGACACCTGCCACGCAAGCCACGCGATATCGGTGAGTCGCATCTCGCTTTCAAGTTTGGCGACTGACCGGTTCCACGTACGCTCAAAAGCGACGAAGTCGCCAAACCGAGCGGTGACTTCATACGGCTCGCCCTCGATCGGCTTTACGATCATACTGAGTTTCATACTGTTCTGTCCCTTCAGTCAGTTGTTGCGATCAGGCACCAGTCGACTTGGCGAGCGCTCCACCAGTGAACGTGAGACTCGTCATCGCCAACTCACCAACCGCACCAGCGACAGGCGTGTGCGACGCGAGGAACGTGCCGCTCAGCGTGTACGAGGGATTCGTTGCTGATACAGCAGCGCTGGTCGGCTTGATGACAACAGTGGTTTGCGTGCCGACGAGCGGATAGATCGTCGCTTCAACCTCAGAAGCGGCGAAGTCCTGCATGAACTCGATAGTGCACGTGTTGTTCTGCAGACCACCGGTGAACTTGTGTCCGGTGTCGCCGAACGCAGTAACCTCGACGCTGTCGACCTCGTAGTTGAGTTCGACGCTGTTAGCGCGATCGCTCAGATCAATCGAGTTGATCGTGATCGACGCGTTGGTGAGGACGAGTTGAGCCATGGTTTACTTCTCGCTTTCGCTAGCGGTTTTGTCGGACTTTGTCACACGTGCAAGTTCAAGGTGCCCAGCG